CCAGCACCGCCAGCAGCAAGTACTGCTGCTTCATAGTAGTTCTGACCGAAGGCGAACGCAGAAGTGGAATCTGACTTCATAATTACTTCGGTGATCTGACCAAGGGAGTTTATGTTTGCATATGCTGAAGCAGGAGTGAGCGTCTCACCCAAGATAGAAATTGGTTGGATAGTGATTGTTGGACGAGAAGTGTAACCACTACCGCCAGAATCTACAGCAATGCCAAGTATCTGTCCAGGGGTTGCGCCTTGTTGGATAGTCAACTGCTGTAAACGAGATACGGATAGATCTCCTGTCGCTGGACCACCTTCAGAAGAGTCAAGAATCTTCTCAACCGGCATGTAGGTTGATGTCAAGAACTTACGTGCTTCTGCTGCGCCAATGTTGAAGGCGAACCGCCAGAAGTATCCGTCGTCACCAGCACTGAATACAGTACCAGAAGTATCAGTTGGTTTATACAGAGAGTTACGGGCAATTCCTTCAGAAGTTTTGCCTTGCTGTACACAAACGAAGACGTTGTTGTCATCAGTGAGCACATAGTATGGAGAGGTTATGTCGCCAGCAGGAGAAACTACAGTGTTTGAATTGTAGTCAGCGTCCCATGCTTCATATGTGTTACCAGCAGTCCAAGTGAACCGAGGAACAACGTATGATACGTCTGGTACAAGTTTCATAGACTGTACAGATGCTTGGAACTTCTTAATCTCGTTGAAAGAAGTATTAGGGACTGGAGGTTGAAGGTCAGAATCCCATTCTTCCGCACGACCGATCGCGAGGTAGTGGCGGTCTGAGTCTCCAGAAGAGACACCAATATTCTGTGTTCTTGCGAACAAGTCGGTGAGTAGGTTTCTCTTGAGAATTTCAGTTATTGTTGCAGTCATTTTCCTCTACCTTAAACGATTGCTACGCCAGTGTCAGACGTAGATAGGATGTGCCAATTGGTTCCTGTCCAAATGAACGTCACGGAGGAGTATTCAGCGACAGTAATGTCACTATTACCGCTGGTGTGAGCGAAATTATTTGGGGTTATAGTTGCTGTTGTTGTGTTCAAACTCACAAATTTCTTTTCTTCGCCGACATTCAGACCGTCAGGAAGGACAATGTTAAACGGTGTACCAGAAGACCTGTTCAAGAAAGTTGCAGGTTTAGTAACTGAAGCAGTATCGTTTTCTGTAAGTTGGTGCTACTCAGGTGCGATCTGACCGAATGTTTTGATCGCGCCAGAATTTTTTGGAGTCAGGCAGAGGTCGATATCAGCGGAGTCTCCGTGGACACAAAGGTTCACACCATCTACAGAGTCGCCGTTACGAACTTCAAGTGAATGAGTAGCAGAAGCGATACCGTTGAACGAAATAATCTCAACGCCATTACTGTCATTAAAGTCTCCAACAATTGGAGTGGTTAGAGTCTTATTACTGAGAACGTCGACAGTGTCTTTCAGTACGATAGTTCCAGAAGCATTAGGAAGGTTGGCATACTTATTGCTCGAAGAAGGAGTGTTTGCGCCGAGGATAGTGTTATAAGATCCTCCATCAAACACAACCCTACCTTCTGAATCAAAACTCAAAGCAGAGGTTGCTTGAACAGAGTCGCCGAACAACAAGAACAACTCTCTGAAGTTTAAGTTGATCTTGTCAGACGCGGAGCGAAGGGTATCTCCTGTCCCGTCATTGGCAGTTGTGCCGTTTTGTAGTATTTGTCTTGTCGCCATTTCATTGCTTCCGAGTGTTTACAATGTTTATTTATAAGGGTTTATACCGTGTATTCTGGTCCATGTGGGAAGTCCGAATCATATTGAACAACATTTGATTCGTTATATCCCCATATTGGAGTCCTGTTGCCAGCGCCATCGCTGTCTACTGGATGCAGATAATCTGAATGCCACAAACCTTCGTCCAAAGTGTTGATGCCGTTTGAAAGATCCGCGTAGGTATCGTCAAGGGTGCGCGAGTTGACATCGTCTGCGTCTGCCATTGAACCATACTGCGTGTGCCAATTGGCGACAGTCTTCGGGTGAAGCATATCGTTTGGACGTGACACAACGCGGTATCCATTTGGTCCAGGACCAATCTCGGTGACAACCGAGGTTATGAGTCCTCTGGTAGATTGCTTGATCGAAACATTCGCTTGCTGTTCGATTAGTATTGGCGGTGGTGGTTGTATCAACGCTGGCGGTTGAACACCAATGTTTAGTTCTGCGATAGAAGTAATGTCAACCTGACCCGACAAGAACATACCTGCTGGATGCACAAAAGTCTTATATGCTGACTTCCAGATCTGCACAGAGATTGGAGTAGAAATCAAGAGACCGTACAGTTGGTAGAACTTATCGTTGGTGATTCTTTTATCGGTTACATCTGCACCGAGAGCAGTTTGAGTTCTGCGTTGAGAAACGATGCGCAACCTTTTCCCAGGAGAAACATATCCAGTCGAATAGAAGTATGCGAAAGTAGCGTCTGACGATGGTGTAAATTGCTCGTATGTTTGTGGTGTCGTCGAAGAGGAAGTGACAATCACGTTACCATAATAATCTGCTGAGAAGTCAACACCGTTACGCAACTCGTGAAAGTTTCCACTATCGTCTTCAAGGTAAACAAAGAGTTCTGCGTTACTGAAGGTGAACCCGAAGTTCAAACCAGTTGCTGGACCATTACCGTAATACTCAAGAGTTTCTTCTTTTGGGTCACCGATATAAAATACTTCGTCGCGGCCATATTCTACATCGATGTCTAGACCATAGAAGATACGGAAGAACTGCTTAATAGAAAACTCAGTACCCTTTGACCTATACAAGAGGTTGGAGTATTGTAGTGCCGACCGCTTGTCGTTAAACGTCTCAAAGTATGGTTTACCCAGAAGAAGTTCGCTGGAGATAAAGGAAAGAAACTCGGACTTTGTTTGCGTGATATCACGAACAGTCAAGAGTTCCTTGATGTTGCTCGCAGGATTGTCAGATGCCTCAAGACTTTTGTGGTACTCTTGTAAGAAGTTTACAAGGTTAGGATATTTGTCGTCGAAGTGACTAGGAAGTACGTTATCGACCTCGTACTTCTCTATGTTTATATCACGACGATATAAATCCTTTAATGTTTTATCTACAGACATACCGAACGCCTATTATTGTGTATCGACCAATACTGCTTTGGTGAACGATTCTTCTTGATCGTATCGGATAATGTTGTTACGTATAGAGGTCACGACCGATTGGTTCGCAGGAATAGCGAACACCTTTATATAGTTCCTGCCTCCAGCAATCGCCTGCACGTTCAGTGCATAAAAAGTTACCGTTCCGGCGACCTTATTATAGTTTCCTACATTATCAATAACAACATTACCAGCGGTGTCGACCATTTCCAATTGACTTGTTGCTTGCGTCTCAAAGATGATAGGAGAAACGCCAGCAGCAGAGATACGAACACGCTGGTCAAGTTTATTTCGGATAAACACAGTCTTGTTCCTATACGTAAACAACGAAGTGTAAACAGTCTTCGACTCAGAGAACTGTGGGTCACGGAGAGCAGTAGGGAACGCTACTGTGTAGTCTTTTGTGGTTGTAAGTAAAGGAACAAGTCGGCGGTTCAAGATGATGTTCGCTCTTGATGAAAGAACTGCTGGATCAGTAGCGTCAACTTCCGTCAACATGTTAGACAGTCTGAAGACTTGTTCGAACTTACCAGTGTTGGCGGTGAAGTAATCGTCAACAGATTGGTCAACAGCACCACGAACAGTAGACTCAGTGAAACCAGTCAAGGATGGGTTGAACTGAAAGAATACCTCGGTGCCGATAAAGGTTGTAACTGGATCCACGAACTTCAACTGGAACGATGCAACGGAGAACTGATCCGAGAGGTCAAGGATACCCTGACGGGCATTAGCAATAGTAATGTCGCTGAGGTTGTCTTTGAATACGATAGAAGTGAAGACAGAACCGTAGTCTGGTTCAGGGTCGTCTTCGCCGCCCCATGATTGGATATCGTTGATGAACTGCGAGTACTTCTTCAGGATAAGCGTAGAGTAATCCTCAGCAGTTACCATTCTGTTCTGTGAAGCAAACTGGTAAGGTGCGTTCAAACGTATGGATTCAATACCTTCTTTGTCACCACCACCTGATGCTCTGGAAATAACAGAGACAGAAACATTTTGTGGTTGGACGACGTAGTCTCCCAGATAGAGGTCTTGTGCCAACTTCAGGGATGAGATACCATTGGCGGTTGCACCAGATGTGCGCAGGTAATCGACGTTGATGACATTCCCAGGTTGAGGCGAAACGCCCAGAGAAGTTCCGTTACCAAATGTCAACTCGAAGAACTCGTTTGGAGATTCTCGTAA